ATCGGCGGAGCGATGCGCCCGCCGAGGCGCAAAACAGGCACAAAAAAAGAGACAAAGAAGAACCCCGCACGCATCGTTGCGTGCGGGGTTCTAACTCTGTCTTATATGCCTAAGCTTTTCTTAATCTTCTTTGCAAACGCACTGATGCGTTGCACAACTCGTTCGGGTAATACGCTGGTGAACACTAGATAAGTGCTCAAAGAACCAGCGATGAACATTACGAAACAAGTTAACAAAAAGTCTGATTGTCCTGTAAACATCAGCGGTTACCTAAAAACTCTTCAAAAGCTCTATCGGTAGCACACTCCTCTGGCAAAAACTCCGCCAAACCAGTCACAAACAAAGAGTGAACATCATTTACAGGGTCAGATAGGCGCATTGGTGCGTCAGCCATTTGGATAGCCATCAATATAGTTTCTAGCCACATCAACTCACGGTACAAACTACCGTCAGCCTCAACCATCAACTCATGATGTTCGCTATCTCTGACAATCAACTTATCCAAGTCAATAGCAATACGACCATACTTATTGCCATCAACACAGAAAGTCGCATGCATCGTATACCCCATAGTCTGAGGAAAACGCATAACGCCTTGATAGGTCACTGGTCTAAGACCAGCACCATCTCCTTGCATATTCATTTTTAACTCCCTTTAAAAGGACAACGCACTGGTGCGTTGCAGGGCAATTTGCCCTGCGGAACGGTCAACCACTTTGATTGAATATTGAAGGAATGATCAACCGCTCCGCAGGACAGTGTCACGCACCAGTGCGTGACACCATCCCCGCTAGCTACTCACCTACTGTTCTTTGCGTGTCGCTTGAGGACCCGCCTGCAATTATCCTTGCAAGAACAATTCTTATATCTAGAACGGCGGGGGGCAACCCCCATGTCGCTCTTTAATACGCTTGCTTTATCCATGTATTCCTTTCTTTGAGTTATGGACATAACTCAACTTGGAACTACATTCTATCACGAGGCATCAGCCCATCACTCATACGGACACTCCCACGCACTAACTGACAGCGCACCAAGTACTGACCATGAATTAACTACTGACCATGGACTGACCATACGCACACAGTGCGCCACTATCGGCGAAATCTAACCATCATATTCACTAGGTAAGAAACGAACATCAAAAAAAAATCGCAGCGCATTGTTGCGCCACGAAAATCAAAACAAAAAAAAAGCCCGCCACGCACGAATGCGTGGCGGGCTTTGATTAATCATCCTTTCTTTGTTGCTTTCTTCTTTCCTTTACTGACTACCTCAACACTTTCTAATTCTTCTTCTTCTTCAAGAATTAGTTCCGCTTGGGTAGCTGGATTATCCAATCCATGGGATGCAATATTTGCTTGCTTGCATGCACGTTGCAGTGCGTCAATCAAGGTGCAAATTAATCCATCCTGTTTCGGTGCATATACAACCGTTGGCATTGGATTATCTCCGACAACACGCCAGATTGCCTGTTGTGGATCTCCAGTTTTCCATGCTGTTCCAAGGTCCTTGATTTTCATCATTTCATCAACCGTGAACATGTCAACACCAAGTGTTTGACGGTCATGGATTAGGTCAAAGAAATCTTCAACAATCTTAACTGTATTCCGATCTCCCTTTTCCTTGGTTTTCCACAAACTAGGATTGCCAGCTTTGATTTCGTCAAAGCTTGAACCCTTGGCATAAGCGATAGCCACATGCAAGCCACGCTTGGAATCGTTGGCACGTTTCGCTGACACTTTCTTTGTCTGCGAATAGGTGAGTGTTGTGTTTGGAAATGTTTTCCAGTTTTCCTCACCACCGATTTCCGCCAGTACTTCAGCGGATATCTTGCCAGCATCCAATGCTTTCTGAATCCGTTGCCTCATTGATTCACGAGTACCACCAGCGTTTCGGTAGTGGTTCCATGTGTCTTCAGTTTTGTTAGCGTCAGGGAATTTCACGACTAAGTCGGATGCTTTCCATTCACTGCTGTAGACATAATCTGACAACTCAAGAGATGCGACTCTTGATGACTCATCATGACCAGAGATTGTTTCAATCAATGCATTAACACGCTTGGCGTAATACGCATCATTGCGGCGCTTTGAATTGCGTCCATACAATCCCATGGGCTTGCCACGGCTTTCACTTTCTGCCTGTTCGGCGTTCGGCTGGTGGACACCAGCGGGTGTTGTCGTGACCAAGCTTTCACCATTGGTCAGCGTCGCGCTATCTGAGCGCTTAGCTTTGTTTGCCATTTCTATTTATTTTCCTTTTCCGAGGCTGCGTTTCAACCTCTACAAGTAGTTTATCGCACGCACCAGTGCGTGGCTTATTTGGAACAGGTCAAGCGCTGAATGCCTCAGAAATTCTGGTCAGTAGCCACGCACCAATGCGTGGGATATTTGATCAGTTCCATTTCCCGCCAGCTATCCGCTTGGATGCGTTTCACTCACGCACCGATGCGTCACGCTGTCTCTTGTGACAACCCCCCAAGGGGGGGGTCCCCCCCGCCACGCTCTGCATGTATAGATAACGAAGGACAGATCGTGTTAAAAATTAAACTTTGGGGTCAATATGGAAAAGCGAGGAGGAAGAAACACTGGAGGAGGTATCTTTTTTGCTTGCCTTCAACATGTATTCCTATGTGTTACTGTGGCTGTGTATCTGTTAAAGGAATACGTTAAGGTAATACAGGGTTACAGAAAAAGAATGAAAATCTGTGGGGCAGATTTTCATTCTTACTGTTACCTATAAGGCGAGTGTCCCACTTTTGGGACAAGAAATTTAAATGTATAGGAGGAAATTAAATGCCACAAAACGGTGGAGGAAAAGGTTGGAAGACAGACCCTGAAACAGGGGAACAGGTCATGCCAGATAAATGGAAAAAGTATCTGGATTGGTTGTTATCGGAAGCTCGTGTGCCGTCTACGACTCGTCTATGGGCAGAAGAAAATGCTGTTAATGAGAGGACGGTTAGGCGTTGGAAAACTGACCCTCGGTTCATTCGTGAATGGGACCGCAGGGCAACTGAGCTGAATGTTCATCCTGAAAGAACGCAAGGGGTTGTTGACGCTTTACATGCTCGTGCTGTGCAGGGTGATGTGAAGGCTGCTTCTTTGTATTTGCAATACATTGAGAAGTTTACTCCTAAGCGTAGGTTGGTGTTGGATGATGATCGTGAGGTTACTGGTTTGTCTGATGCTGAGTTGCATGCTGAGTTGGAGTCTTTGATGGAAGGTTTGGACGTTGGGTAAGAGTTCTGCGCAGAAGTATCGGGACAATCCTGCTTCTTATGCGAAGAAGAAAAGGTATGATGCTAAGTTTAATCAGAAACCTGAGCAGCGTGCTAAACGTACTCAGTTAAGTACTGAGAGGCGTAGGGCTAAGCGTATGGGGTTGGCTTTGACTGGTAAGGATTTGTCTCATACAAAGAATGGTGGACTTGTTTTAGAGGATTCTAGGTTAAATCGTGCTAGGAACGGTCATGGTAATAATGGAAGGTTGAAATAATGGCTGAAAAAGACCCTCGTTTGAAGAGATTAGGTTTGTCAGGGTATAATAAACCTAAGCGTACTCCTGATCATCCTACGAAGTCGCATGTTGTGTTGGCTAAAGGTGATGGTTGTTCTGGCGGAAAAGTTATTAGGTTTGGTCAACAAGGTGTTCGTGGTGCTGGCAAGAATCCTAGTTCTAAGAAAGAAATAGCTAGGCGTAAGTCGTTTAAGGCTAGGCATCGTAGCAATATCCAAAAGGGTGTTTGTTCAGCAGCGTATTGGGCTGACAAGGTAAAATGGTAGAGAATTATTTAAGGGGAATAGTTGTTAGACGATCTAACAGAAGATTTAGAAGAATTTGCGGAGGCTACAAGTAAGGTAAGTCGTTCGTTAACTAAGATAGGTAGGAATATAGTTGGTTTGGCGACTGCTATTTTTTCGCTTTTTATGTTTGCGCCTGATTGCTCAGGCGACAGTAGTGATAGCTTGGATAACGAATGTGATATGTTTTGGGAATCTATAGAGGATGTAGATTTAGATAAGTTGACTGAGTTGCAGTGGGGTTTTTATGAACGTCAATATAGTGAGTTGGATTGCTAGCGTATGGGAGGTCCGTTGAACCACATGACTGCTGATTTGCGGATTCCTTTAGTTACTGGTGTTATCCTGTGTTCTATAAAGCTTGGAAATACAATGGCTGAACCTGCTGGTGGGGAGGAGATTTCCCATGTCTGATTGTTGTACCGAAGTTGGAGGTTTCCACCTTCGTAATCTTCTGGGGAACTCAGGTTTACACTTACAGATAGTTTGCGGACTAGCCCTGCTAAGAGTGGGTTTGTTGTTTGGTTTAGTGGCATTGGGTTGGAAGGTTCTAGGGTTAATTGTTTCACGGCATAGCGGTCCTGATTACCGTCTGAGTGGAAACCGTATTCGTCACCGTTTTCGTAAATCGTGTATTGTACCGCTTCGGAGCGTGTTATATCAAATAGCCACGCAGCGTCTAAGTTTGCTCTATAAACAGTTTCTTCTAGGAGGTGTGTAGTTGTTTCATCGTAAAGCCAAGTTATTTTTGATGAACGCTCTGCGTTATCTCCTTGGTGATGTCCATCTAAAGAAACGACTTTAAGTTTTGCTTCTCCTTCTATGTCTATGTGTTGAGTTTCTTGTTCTGTCAGTGCATCTGGCATGTACCAGTAGTAGTTTGTTAGCATGAGTTATACTTTATCAGAGTTGCGTCAAGAAGCCGAGTGGCGTAAGTGTATTAAGAATGAAAAATATTTTTTAGAGAACTATTGGCATATAGCGCATCCTGCTCATGGGCGTATATTGTTTGATTTGCGTCAAGCGCAGTCAACAGCGTTAGAGCATTGGGAAGAAAACAGGTATTCGTTAACGTTGAAAGCTAGGCAAATTGGGTGGTCTACGCTTGTCGCTGCTCACCAATTTTGGTTAGCGTTTTTTCATTCAGATCAAAACATTATTGATTTGTCTAGAACTGAACGTGAAGCTGTGTTATTGTTGCGTAAGACCAAATATGGATTTAAGCATCTACCTGATTGGATGCTTGAACGTGGACCTAAGTCTACGATGGAACATCAACAAAGAATGGGGTTTGATAATGGGTCGCTTATTACATCAATGCCATCTGCGTCTGACCCAGCTCGTGGTGAGTCAGCAAGTCTTATTGTTGTGGATGAATGGGCATTTCTCCCAAATCCTGAAGAGGCTTGGGCTTCCATTGAACCTGTTGCTGACATTGGTGGTCGCATTATCGGTCTCTCCACTGCGAATGGTAGTGGCAATTTCTATCACCAGTTGTGGGTTGGTGCTACTACTGGTGCAAACAAGTTTGCGCCTATGTTTTTCCCTTGGTCGGCGACTGAAGACAGGGGTGATGCGTGGTATCAAGAAAAAATAGAAAACATGCTGCCTTGGCAGCTTGCTCAAGAATATCCTACTACTCCTGAAGAAGCCTTTGTTAAGTCTGGTAACCCTGTATTTGATCTGGATGTATTACAAGAAATGGACAAGCATACTATTTATGGGGAAATAGGCTACATGTGGCGAAATAATAAGCATGTGGAGTTTAGAGTACAATGAGTTTAGAAGTTTGGGTAAAGCCAGACCCTATGTCTGGTTACGTTATGGGAGTAGATACGGCAGAAGGACTTGGACATGGTGACTATTCGTGTATTCAGGTGCTTTGTGTAGGTACTGGTGAGCAGGTAGCTATTTGGCATGGACATATTGCCCCTGATTTATTAGCAGAGGAAGTATATGCGTTAGGTTTATGGTACAGAGATGCATTGTGTTGCGTGGAGTCTAATAACCACGGTCTTACTACGATAACTGAATTGCGTCATTTAGGTTACCCTAATCTTTTTAGGAAGAGGCAACTTAATAGTGTTAGTAACAGAATCGGTCAAGAGTATGGTTGGAAGACTACTAGGACTTCTAAACCTTTAATGATTGATGACTTGAGTTCTGCACTTAGGAACAATGAGTTAAGGATTTATGATAAGCATACGATAGCTGAATTGCGTACGTTTACTAGGAATGAGCGAGGTAGTATGTCTGGTTCTCCTTATGATGACCGTGTTATGTCGCTTGCTTTAGCTAATCAAATGCGCAAGTATGCGCATGAGCCTGAGTATGCTCCGCAGGTAGATGATTACTGGACTGTTGATTGGTTTGCTAGGTTGGGTACTGGTGGTGTACCTATGGAAAGTTCAATGCAAATAGGAATACATAATGTGCGTGGGACACTCTAGGCTGTTTATAGAGCATATATGTATACATGGAAGGTGCTTTAATGGCAAGAAAATTTGTTTCGCACACTAGTGCGTCAGAAACAGTAGATGGAAAATCGGGTCAAAACAACAAAATGGAACGTGGTTCCAGTGTTGTATCTAACCCTATTTGGGAACCACATGGTCCTAATAGCCCACGGCAAAGGTTTGAATCACCTATGTACGCTAGTCAAGAAACTGACGAAGGCGCTATTGACGTTCGTGAAACTCCAAAGAACCAACACGGTATAACAGGTCAGATTGAACCTGCACATCGTCAACCTAATTACAAAGGTAGCGACGCTTAATAATGGCGATCTTGCCTCAAGGGGCAAGCTACGAGGAATTTGTAGAATACGTTACTAATTTGCGTGGCGAAGTCCCTGAAGAAGAACTGAAGGAACTGTATCAACGCCGCTTGAAACTTCATGGTATTACCTTTGATACAAAGCGGGGCTGGAAATCAGTTGCGCTTGCTCCTGATGAACAGGATTTGACTGATAATCAGCGTGAACAAAAGGTAATTGCTGAAGCTAAAGCTCAGGGCAGGAATATAGCGAGGGTTTAATGGCAAAAAAAAGTCGTTCAGAGACTCTTAGCACTACTAAAGAACGTATTGATAAATGTAAACGTTGGCGTGACTCTGAAGGAATAGACAGAACTTGGAGAAGGCTTTGTGACCTGTATAAAGGTAAGCACTTTCCTAATATTAGCAATACTGAAGATGTTATTGCTGTTAATTTAGCTTTTTCTACTGTTAACGTTATTGAACCTTCAGTTGCTGTTAATTATCCTAAGATAACGGTTCAAGCTAATAACCCTCAAGACAAAGATCGTGCTGTTTTTGCTGAAGCTGTAATAAATTACTTATGGAAACACCATGATTTTAGGACACCTTACAGAAGAGCAGTAAAAGATTTCCTTATATTTGGTCATGGTTGGGTAAAAGTTGGTTGGAAATTCGTAGAACAAGCACAAACAATCTCTGAAAACGAACGAACGCTTATGTTAGACCAGCAAATAGCTGAAGCTGACAAATTTGTTATGGATTCCCCTGAATTGTCTTTAGAAACTCCTTCTAATATGGAAATAGAAGCGAATCTTCCTGAGACAATAATGAAAGTTGTAGAAGATCAGCCATTTGTTGAGAGAATAAGCCCTTTTGATGTATATGTTGACCCTGATGCAACGTGTTTAGAAGACGCTAAATGGATAGCTCAAAGAATATTACGTCCTTTGGAGTCAGCTAAGAAAGATAAACGATATAAGCCTTCTGCTCGTAAGCGTTTATCTACGAGTTACGATTACGATGAGTATTACGGTGATTATTCTGAACTAGATAAGTCCCAATACACTGATGATCAAGTAGTTATCTGGGAATTTTACGACATTATGGATAACACAATAGCTATTTTTGCTGACAACGGTGATGAATACCTTGTAGACCCTATAGCTATGCCGTATGCGTATGGACAACCGTATGTAATGCTTAGAAACTATGATGTTCCTGACAGTTTTTACCCAATGGGTGATCTGGAGGCTATGGAAGGCTTGCAATTAGAGCTTGACAAAACAAGAACTCAGCTAATGAATGACAGGAAAAGGTATGCAAGAAAGTATTTGTACCATGAAAGGTCTTTCGGACCTGAAGGTCGTGAGGCGCTTGAATCAGAGGAAGATGGTCGTCTTGTCCCTGTTGTTGATGAGAATAAACCACTTAATGAGGTGGTTATTCCTATGCCGCAGATACCGTTATCTCCTGAAATCTACAATTATTCGCAAATAATTGAAGAGGATATTAATACTGTAACTGGTCTTTCTGAATATGCTCGTGGGGCTATGCCTGAAATACGCAGGACAGCTACTGAAGCTTCTATAGTTGCTGATGCTCAAAATGCTAGGTCTTCTGACAAACTAGCTATTGTAGAATTAGGTATTACTAGGGTAGCTAGGCGTGTTTTGCAGTTAATGCAACAGTTTATGACTGGTGATCAGATAGCTAGAATTAATTTACGCAATGGAGAAACTCTTTGGATTCCTTATGGAAGAGAAGAAATACTTGGCGAATACGACTTTAGCGTCCAAGCGGGTTCTACTCAGCCTATGAATGAAACTATTAGAAAACAGCAAGCTATTTCATTAATGAATGCTGTTGGTCCTTTGGTAGGTCCTGTTATAGACCCAACTGCTTTGGCTATGCATGTATTACAAATAGGTTTTGGTATTTCTGACCCAGAAAGGTTCTTGGTTCAGCAAAGTCCTGTTCCTATGGGTCCTGAAGGAGCGCCTGCGGGTCCTGAAGGACCACCTATGGGACCTCCAGACATGATGGCTCCTCCTGCTGGAGGAATGCCACCTGCGCCTATGCCTCCTACACCTGATGATGGGGTATTTGCACCTACAGGAGGTATACCCCCTGAAATATTAGCTCAACTACAAAATCAGATGGGATTAGAATTACCTTCGTTGTAGTGGGACACGATTTACACCTTATAGGAACACCTTATCATTAAGACTCCAAAGGAGGGCATTGTGCCTGAAGAAACAGAAGCCACAGAATCCGTAGCAACGGACAATCTAGAAACTTCCACAGAAGTACCAGAGGGACCTTTATATGCTGTCAAAATTGATGGCGAAGAACAACAGGTAACCCTTGAAGAACTTCAACAAGGTTACCAACGGCAAGCGGATTATACCCGCAAAACGCAAGAGGTAGCTGCTGAACGTGAGCGTTTGCAACAAGCAGAAGCTATTGTGTCAGCTCTGGAATATGACCCAGAAGCTACACTGACTAGTTTAGCTAATTCATTTAATATCAACCTAGGTAGTACACCTGAGCAACAGGAAGAGTATATAGGCTCTTGGTCTGAAACAGATACTAACCCTACCGCTGATAAGATAGCTATATTAGAACAAAAAATAGCCCAGCAGGAGCAAAGAGAGCGCATTCAGCAAGTAGAGCGAGAAGTACTTTCTTTACAAGATAAATACGGAGAGTTTGACAAAAGAGAACTCCTTACTCATGCAATGAAGAATCGTATCCCTAATTTAGAGGCTGCGTATGCTCATTGGCAGTTTGGAGATGTTAAATCTACTGCTGACAAATTGACTCAAGAGCAAGAAATTACGCAACAGAAGCGAGATGCGTCTGTTGTTTCTTCTGGAGGGTCATCGCAAGCAGGGACTGACAATAAACCAACTCCAAAGGTATCTAGTCTGAGGGAAGCTTTCGCTTTAGCTAAAGAACAGTTAAACCAATAACCTCTAAGGAGAAAGAAACATGGCGGGTAACGCTAATTTTGATGAGATTCTTTCTACTACCTTAAATAACTATGTACCTAGGTTGGTTGACAACATTTTCACGGCTAGACCTCTGTTCTATGCTTTGACAAATGGTCAAACAATTCGGCGCATTAATGGTGGTGCAAAGATTGTCGTTCCTGTAATTTATGGAACGAACTCAACTGCTGGTTCTTACAGTGGAACAGATAGTATTGACACGACTGCTCAGACAGGCATTTCAGCCGCTGAGTACAACTGGAAACAGTATGCTGCGACTGTAACAATCAATGGCTTAGAAGAAGCCAAAAACAATGGTGAGGCACAAATTATTGACCTTCTAGAAGGCAAGATTTTCCAAACCCAAGAAACAATTATTGAAAACATGAACTCCATGTTCTATGCAGACGGAAATGGCAACAGCCAAAAAGACTGGATGGGCATTGGCGGTATT